GAGAGCGTTGGGAAGATGCTATTAAACCAGAACGTGTATGTGAGTATGAAGATTATGGCACAGCATATTTGAAGTTTGTTATTGCCACACAGGAAGACTTCGAAGATGCCGAGTGCGCCATTGCTGCATATCGTAAGGCTGGATTTACAGGACACGTTTACCTAATGCCAGTAGGCGGTGTAGAAAGTGTTTATGCAATGAACAATCGTAATGTAGCATTGTTAGCAATGAAACATGGATTGCGATATAGTGATAGACTACAAGTTCCGTTGTTCAAGAACGAATGGGGTACTTAATGGGTATTCTAGATCATGCTGTTATACCAATTAAGGAAAATAAGATGAAAAAATTTATCAAGAACTTGTTCAGAATTGAAGATAAAATAGAGCCCACACCTTTGCCAGAAGTTAAAGAAGTAGCAGCAGTACCCAAAGCACCAAGAGTAAAGAAACAAAAAACAGCCAAAGAGATTGCCACAGAAAAGAAAGAACCTTGGGTAGCGGTTATGGATACTCACGTAAACAAAGATAATATCCGCAATGGATTCTTTGAGCTTGACTGGAACGAGTATTTCGTGTTACAATTAAGAACAGAAGGATATCAAGGCGAGACAGACGAAGCAGTAGTTGATCTTTGGTTTCAAGATCTGTGCAGAAATATCGGCAGTGAAGCTGGTGTAAATATGGATCGCCGTGGTAGCGGTTATATTAATGTTAATAACTTAGGTGACGGTAGATCGGAAATTTCTTAATGAATAAAACTTACATTCTTGTAGATACAGCAAATACATTCTTCCGGGCACGGCATGCTACTCGTGGTGATCTTAATGATAAGATTGGTATGAGTCTTGCTACCGTGTTAGGCAGTGTACGTAAGGCATGGAAAGACTTTAAAGGTGATCACGTGATCTTCTTTTTAGAGGGTCGTAGCTGGCGTAAGGATGTATATGCTCCTTATAAGCGTCAACGCACAGAAGCTCGTGCTGCCCAAAGTCCACGTGAGGCAGAAGAAGATCGTGTATTTTGGGAAACGTTTGATCAGTTTAAAGATTATATTACCAATAAGACTAACTGTACTGTATTACAACATCCACGTCTTGAGGCAGATGATTTGATCGCTGGTTGGATTCAAAGTCATCCTAGCGATAGTCATGTGGTTATTTCAACAGACGGAGACTTTGCACAGTTGATCGCTCCAAATGTTCGACAATATAATGGTGTAATGCAAATTACAACCACACATCTGGGATACTTTGACGAGAAGGGCAAGCCTGTTAAAGATAAAAAAACTAATGAAGCAAAAGGCGCACCAGATCCAGCCTGGTTGTTATTTGAGAAGTGTATGAGAGGTGACACTTCTGACAACATCTTTTCTGCTTATCCAGGAGTACGTGAAAAAGGTACAAAGAATAAGTCGGCCTGCGTGATGCATTTGCCGATCGTGAAAGCCGCGGATATAATTGGAACAACATGATGCTCCAGCGTTGGTCTGACCACGAGGGTGTTGAACATCGTGTATTAGATGACTATACACGTAATGTACTTCTATGCGATCTAACAGCACAGCCAGATGATATCAAAGCATTGATTAAAGAAACAATTGAAACTGCTACAACAGCAGAAAAGAATATTCCACAGGTTGGAGTAAGATTGCTTAAACTTTGTTCTGAATATGATTTAATTAAGATCAGTGAGCAGGTGCAAAGTTATGCAGAACCACTTAACGCGAGATATATAGCATGAATGCAGTAATTTCAAAAGTATTGATTCCAAATAAAGAATGGATCATTGAAGGCAATGGTAAAAAGATTGGATCTATTGCTAAGAATAAAAAAGGATATGTATTCTTACGCAAGGGTAAGGCAGTGGAGATTAAAAGTTTTAAAGAAATTGTTGATCAACTAGCCACTGTTGATAGGAAGAAATCTAATACATTTGAAATAGAACCCCTTAATCATACAATTTATAACTATCCTTGCCGTACTAAACCTTACAATCCTGTATATAATGTCAAGTCTCGACTGCCTCTATACACTAAAAATCTCAAAAGCAAGAGTAGATACTGTGCAGGATACTATGTTATACAATTCCAAAAAGGATGGCTAAGAGCATATTGCCCTAAGTTAATTACACTTGAACGTAATCCGTATCAAGGTCCATTTAAAACTTCACAGGAAATGAAAACTGTATTAAACAGTCTAAATAAGGTATGAAGCAACTAAACACAATACCTATTGAAAACTTCTTAGATAAGACTAAAATTGCCATAAAAACCAATCAAAAAGTCGTAACTTTGAGCATTTCAGAGGCTACAGAACTGCAAAATAGTCTAGCAGTAGTAATGACTAGGCTAGCAGGACAATTAGATCAGATTGCCTCTGCATCTTCTAACATACAAGTTAAAATGGACGGAGGTAGATTTTAGATTAACAGGTAAATATATACGCACATTTGGAGCGTATGTATAATGAGTAGACCTAAACCAAACGTCTTATTAGAGATAACAAATAAAAAATCATATAAAACAGATCAAGTTTTAGAGTCTGACGCCGTATGGTCGGTATTTTATAAAGATAAACCAATCAATTTAAAGACCAGTAGTGTAGTTGCACAAGAAGTAGGACCAAAGTATAAGAAGGTATCTTTTGCAAACAGTGGTCATGCTTTCAACTTAGCGGAAAAATTGAATAAAATGTTTAGCACAACAGATTTTTCCGTTTATAAACTAACTACTGGTGAGAAAATCACCGATGAACCAAAAACTTAAAATCACCAAAATAGTAGCAGAACAGTTAGGACTAGCCACGGATGACCGATCACTTAATAATCTGCGCCAGGTATTTTGGAGTAATCCTAGATTAAAGAAAAAAGGCGGGTTTGGCCTAACTCAAAAAGGATTTGAAAGTTTTTGTAATGCCGAAATTAAACATCACAGAGTAGCATTTGAAGAACCTATGTTCTTGACCAATTCATTATTACTATGGATTGACAATAATGTTGACTGTCCGTTCTACTTAACCCATAAAGAAATCTATCTTTTTGGAGAAAAAATGGCTATTCAGCTTATTTTATTCTCTGGAAATCTTCAAAAATTACAAAGAGCACAGAAAAGATACGCAGAAATCACTTGACAAAACGTAACATTGTATGTATAATTAACGTATTGCAGCAAATAATCGTCGCAATACTAATTTAACTTTTTAGAAAGATAGCACTATGGCAGAAGCAATGAGCGCAAATCGTACCGTTACTCCTAACGAGGCAAAGCGCAGTATCCGTAAATGTGTCAAGATCCAACGTCCTGTGTTCATGTGGGGCCCTCCTGGTATTGGCAAATCTGATATCGTTAAACAAATTGGTGATGAACAAGGTCGTGACGTTATTGACGTCCGTTTGAGTCTTTGGGAACCCACTGACATTAAAGGTATTCCATATTACAATAGTAATGAAAATACCATGACATGGGCTCCTCCTGCAGAATTGCCTACAGATCCTGAGTCTACTGCTATCTTGTTCTTGGATGAGTTGAACTCTGCGGCTCCTGCTACACAGGCAGCGGCTTTCCAATTGGTTCTTAATCGTCGTGTTGGTACTTATGTACTTCCAAAAGGTGTTAGCATTGTTGCCGCAGGTAATCGTGAAACTGACAAGGGTGTTACCTATCGTATGCCTGCTCCGTTGGCTAACCGCTTTGTTCATATTGAGTTGAAATCCGACTTTGATGACTGGCAAGAGTGGGCTGTTAACAACAAACTGCACGAGCAAGTTGTCGGTTATGTTGGCTTTGCTAAACAAGACTTGTATGATTTTGATCCAAAGTCATCAAGCCGTGCGTTCGCTACTCCGCGTAGCTGGTCCTTTGTCAGCGACTTGCTCAAAGACGACGACTTGGATGAGCGTACATTGACTGATTTGGTTGCTGGTGCTATCGGTGAAGGACTTGCTGTTAAGTTTATGGCACACCGTCGTGTTGCTAAACAGATGCCTAACCCAACTGACATTTTGTCTGGCAAAGTTGCCAAGTGTGAGATTAAAGAAATCTCCGCAATGTACTCTTTGAGCATTAGCCTGTGCTATGAACTCCAAGATGCTTTTAACAAGAAAGCCAAAGATTGGGATGCCCAAGCAGATCGTTTCTTCTTGTTCATTATGGATAACTTCCC